ACATCGTTCTAGCATCTGATTTAGGTGATCCAACTTCATTCACGGAACGACTGACTGGGACTGGCCGTGGAGACTTTGCATTTGCTCGTGTTGTTACTGGAATGACGAATTACATTGGTCAGGATAACGACACAAAGTTAATCGTTTTCACTGATCGTGCGACATACTCACTGGCAAGTGGAATCTATGATCGAACTCAATGGGTAACTACTATAAATTTCCAAACGACATTGTATCCGACGATTGGCTGTGTTGCTGGCAAATCTATTTCGTTTCAAGCTGGGCAAATGTGGTGGTATTCCCAAGGTGGACTAATATCTGCTGACATTGCGGCGTCAGTCTATGTTACATCGGAGTCGCTTTATCGAGATGTTGAGATGGCTCGCATTAAAGCATACATGGCTGGAGATACATCCAAGATTTGCGCAATGACATTTGAGAATTATCTTCTCTATTCTGTGCCTTATCTGGAGCCTTGCAACTCTGCTACGATGGTTCTTGATTATGCTCCAGCGGCAGAGTGGGGAACTCAAAAGATTCCAGCATGGTGTGGTGTGTGGACTGGAACTCGTCCCGTAGAATGGATTTCTGGCGTTGTAAATGGCGCGCCTCGTTGCTTCCATTTTTCTGTTGACTACTCAGCAACAAATGATGGCTCATACAATCATCTCTGGGAGGCATTCACTGAGCGCAGGGCGGACACCTATTTCGACATAGACCCAGATGGGGGAATCATTGAAAAAGTCAATCGAATTTACTGCCAGATGGAAACTGGGCTTTTAGGGGATGGCCTTGATTTCAAGCAATTCCAGTATGGTGAAATTGAGGCTTGTGAAATTGGCGGAACTGTGGATGTGAAGGCTTCGTATCGAGGATCAAAAGGGACATACCAAAATATTCTTGAAACAAAAATATTGGCAGTCACTGACGATTATCAGTGGGTCAATACAGATTTTTCTGACGAGATAGAAAGTCTTGGTTTTCTAAATACTCAATACCGCAGGCTGATAACAGAAAGTGCCAGCAGAAAATCATCGTCTATTACTTGTGAATCAAAACTGACCAATGACATTGATAAAGCATTCTCCATGCTTATCGAGTGGTGCGGTGAGTTTGGCGTCGAATCATTGAGGATATTCATTGATCCTTGGAGTGAGCGAAGCACTGGTGTTCCTAATTCTCCAGAAGTAAAATCATGTGTTATTTCTCAAGATGGAACCAGTCTCACTGTTGATCTTCTACCAAGTCCATACGAACAGGCTGACACAACTCAGAAATCTTGGTGGGCTAAAGAGTATAGGACAGTTAGCCTCAATTGCACTGCCAATCCAAGTAAGTCAATTTCTGCGACAGCATCAGCGAGCTTTCTTTCTAGCATATCTCAAATTGATGCAAAAATCCAAGCTGGCATTCTTGCTGAAAATGCAGCAAGTAGTGCGGCAAACCAATATCTTGCACAAAACCCTTGCTAATATGCCATCAATTACAACAGCAACTAGAGAAGTAACTAGCTTCCCGTTTAAATACATCACTCCTTTCAAAAATGATCCTGTTGTTCCATTGTATTCTTCCATTCCTCTATTCAATCCAGAGAAAGGGTGTCTGCCTTGTGCTGCTTGCGGGAATTACGCTGACCGCAAAAAAATCATTGCACAACAGGCAAACCGATTTAAGGATTATATCCCTAACGAAATTATAGGAAATAATCCAAGGGTAGGATTCAATTAATAAATATGAAAACCAGAATCGACTATCGACTCGTCCCTAAAGACTCATTTGAATTTGGAAATTTACAAGACTTCGCTGAATCGTTTGACCACAAAATTGTCGAACATCCTAACATCAATGTTTACGCTCATTATCGGAATGGTGAGTTGTTTGGCTATTCTGACCATGTTTACCTTCCTGTTGTCTATCCAGCTTTTCACCCGAATCATACTAGGCCGCAGGATGTGATTCAGGTAATGAGCGATTGGAGGGCGCACGCTCAACTTTCTGGTGGCCTTGGCTACATTGGAGTCCCGCTTATTGATGATCGACCAAAGTTTACTAATGATGTTATGAGTAAATTGGGATTGACTAAGATGAACAGAGAGATTTATAGTTACGATTCATTGACTTAAAAATGGGTGGAGCAAAAACAGTAAACGCACAGCAATATATTTCAAAGCGCGATCCATCGCGTGACATTGCTATTGCTATGGCAATGCAGCAATCGCAAGCGCAACAGATGCAGAATCAAGCAGAAATGCTTAAAATGTATGCTGGAATGGCTCCAGAACAGCAAAAATATGATGCTGCTGCCCAATCTCGGCGAGCAGCAGAACTTGGACTGGAAAACATTTATCGTCAAAGACAACTGGAACGCATTACATCTCCTCAAGAGGCTGCTATGCGTGCTGCTCAGTCAAAGCAACTTGAAGACCTTACTGCTAAAGAGAACCTTGATCGCTACATGGCTCGTGAGTATATGCGGACGCAGGGACTTCCAACACAATACGAGACAGGGCTTGGAGACTCTAGCATTGGCCGTGCTGCCATGTATGATCGTGCGCTTGCTGCAAAACAAGCATACGAGCAAAATCTAGCTGCTCAACGCCAAGCATATCTTGCTTCTACTCAAGCTCCAGCGGGAGGAATTTCGCCAGAAGCATCTATTGCTGGAAGAATGGGGGCAGAAGCTCAAAACATTGCCGCAATGGAAGCATATAAACAAGGGATGCTTGGTAGTGCTGGTCAACTTGGTCAAACAGGCTTTCAATCTGCGATGAATCAATTCTCCAACCTTGCAGGAATGCAGAATGCTCAGCAGCAGTCTCAGCAAACATATCAACAGGCAATGCTTGAAAACCAAGCTCAAAATCTAGCATCTCAACGCGCAATTACTGGCGCATATATTCAAGCTGGTGGACAGGCCGCATCTTCTGCTATTGGTGCTTATGGGAAAACTGGTGGATTTGGGACTACAGGAACAAAGCCTCCAGTAGATATGTCTGCGGCTGGGTATCAACATTAAAATGAAAAGACCTGACGACACATCTATGTTTGCGCTGATTGCTGGTAAAAGTGCAATCGGTGGTCAATATCTTCAGAATCAAGCTGCTCTTTTAAAGATGGCATCTCAGATGCCTCCAAAGACACAGACTTTTGATGCTGGAAGAACATCTAAAGAAGCGGCTGAGTTTGGCGTTGAAAATATCACTCGTTCTCGTGAGCTTGAGCGTTTAACTGATCCAGAAGCCGCTAGAATGCGTAGCCAGATGGGTGGAAAGGTTGCAGAACTTTCTGATCTTGCCGCAACCCAGAGGAACATGGATGAATTTGCGAAAAGAAGTGGATTGACTTCTGGATATACAACTGGACTTGGTGGAACGATTGGTCGCGCTGCAATCTATGACGCTGGAACTGAAGCTGGACGACAAGCCAGACTTCGTTCACTTGCGCTTCAACAAGGATACTTGGCCCAAACCGCAGCACCGATTGGTGGGCTTGATCCAGCAACTGCCATTCAAGCTGAGATGCAGGCAAAGGCGGCAAACTTGCAAGCAATGCAACAATACCAGCAAAACATCATGGCTAGTGGTCAAAGATTGCAACAATCTACTTCTGATTTTATCAATCAGAATCTTGGTGAACTTGCACAAGCTAATCAAGTATCTCAACAGAACAAGCAGAATTACGAACAGGCAATGTATAACAATGCTGTTCAGAATGCAGCTTCTGGAAATGCAATGAGTGGACAGATGATTGGCGCGGGAGGCGCAGTAGCTGGTGCGGCTATAGGAGCGGCAATTATTATTTAATGAGACATCACCTAATAAATAAAACAATAAATAGAATAAAAGAGTGGAACAAAAGATGGCCTAGATCAGTTGTATTATGGAGTGGAGGTAAAGACTCTACTGCATTGCTTCATTTGATCCGATATGGAGCAGAAATTGACATTCCTGTTGTTCAATATCGCCAGCCAAAGTTCCGTGAGCGATATGCCTATTCTGATCGCTTAATCAAAGAATGGAACTTGGAGGTATATGAGTATCCTCCGATGAAGGTTTCACTCGCAGATGGCCCAGATGTGAATACTGGCGAGGTTCGCTTCGATATGCTTCATTATTTTCAATGGGGCAAGAATTGCGTTGTTTTGTCTTTAGGAACAGAGAAGCCAAAAGATGGAGAGAAGTTCTTGTGTGGAGTTGATGACTTCTTGCAACGACCTACTGGAACATTTAATTGGCCGTGGGGCGCAGTATTTATAGGAACAAAATACGAAGATACAGATTTGATTAAGGGCCATGTTCCACTAGCCCAAGACATCCGCATTGTTGATGGTGCGCCAGTATCCCTATATCCAATGCGTGATTGGACTGATGATGAGATATTCCAGTATCTTGAAGAAAGCGGAGTTGAGCCTGACCCTACTCGCTACATCAAAGAAAATGGGAAATGGAAGAATAATCCAGATAAGTCACTCAATGCTGACTTCTATCCAGCTTGTTTTAATTGCGTGAATCGCCATCTAGGTCGCCATGTTCATTGTCCTAAACTAAACGCAACTATCACGAATATAAGCGAAATGGCTCCATACGAGGACATCGTTATTGATGATCTTGGATTTCGTCCTGTTGAATGGAAGAAATAACAAGTGAAGACTGTATTTCTTGCGGTGCTTGCTGTGCTTACAAATGGTCTTGGCCGCTTCTTAAGCGTGACAGATCGGATGCAGAAAAGATACCGAAGGAAATGCAACGAGGAGACTATCCTTTGATGAAAACTGAAAATAACAGATGCGTGGCATTAAAGGGAATTGTGGGAAATTGCGTATCATGCTCAATTTACTTTGACAGACCTAATTCTTGTAGGCAATTTAAGCCGAATGGCGACTTATGCCTTGAAGCAAGAAAAAAACTAAACATTAAAACTTAACTTATTTAATATTATGGGTGGAGGCGGAGGCGGATCAAAACCAAAAAAACAAGAGTCAGGGCCAGACCCAATGATGGCATATATGGCTCAAATGCAATCGGCTCAGGCAGCACAAGCTGAAGCTGCTCGAAAAGCTCAAGAGGAAGCTATTCTTGAGACTCAACGCCAATCTGCCCTCGCCTCCGCCCGTCAAGGTGAGATGGCGGCACAGCAAACTTTGTCTCAGGCTGGAGCTATGCAACAGGCTAAAGATATTGCCGCTCAACAAGCGCAAAAACAAGCCTCAACCGCTGCTGGAGAATCTGCTATTGGTGGTGGTTTTGATGTATCTAAAGCTCGCCAAGAACAAATGGCAAACCTTGCTGGCACAGGAGCTATTCCTTCCACCAAGTTGCCGTTTTATGGAATGGGTGATACTTCCACAACGACTCCGGTTACTCGTTCTGCCAATATCTTTAATCTTCCTAAATCAAGCGGTCTAACATTCGGAGGTCAATAATATGGGTGGCAGTAAAAAATCAAGCAAAGGCAGCGGAGGCGGTGGAGGCTCTAGTCAACCATCTGGGCCAGACCCAATGATGGCGATGATGATGATGCAACAACAACAAGCTGCCGAACAAGCTCGCGCTGCTGAAGAGGCTCGTCGCAAAGCAATGGAAGAACAGCAACGCCAAGCTGCTCTTGCTACTGCACAACAAGGTGAAGCTGCCGCTCGTCAGCAACTAGGAGCTTATGGAAATCAACAACAAGCCACAGACCAAGCCGCTTTGACTGCATCTCAACAAGCTCAAGGAGCCGCTGGAGCAGCAATCGCTGGTGGAGGTGGTCAGGTCTCTCAAACAGAGAAAGCCGCTTCCATGGGTATTGGTGGTGCTGGCGCAGTTGCTCCTAGCGTAATGCCCGGAGCCGCTATGGCCGCAAATGTTGGTGCTGGTGGAACTGGTCAACCTGCTAATATGTTCAAACTTCCTTCTGCTGCTAATCTTACTTTCGGAGGCTCCTAATGGCTGACTATTCTTTCTCTCCTCAATTTGCTAACCTTAGTGGTCTGCAACCATTGCCAGCACTCGATGTGACTCGCGGTGCTGCATTGCAGTTCCAGCCACTTCAAGCTATCCAAGTTCAGTCTTCTCGACCAGAGCTTGTAGCTGAAGGCATCGCTGGTGCTGTTTCTAACATTGCTAAAGGTGCGTTGAGTGGAATTACTGCTAAATACGAGAAGAAAGAGGAGAAAGACAAAGAGACACGCAAGTTTGCTCAAGAACTACTTCTTGAAGAAGCAAAACAGAAGACAAAGAATAAACAATTTCTTGATGAACTTAAGCTAAAAGTAGCTTCTGAACATGGCCTAGAAGCAGATGTTGATGAAAGAATGGCAGCATTAGAAGAGGCTGCTCAAAGGCTTGGGATGGTAAATCCATCTGGAAATACTCCAGCAAAAAAACCAACTCCAAAGCCAAGCATTGATAGTGAGGCAGATACAAGTTCTGATACTTATGGCAATCGTGAATTGTCTCCAACAGATGCTGTATTTGTTCCAACTGGAACCCCAAAAGATGGCTCATTGAGGATTGATGCAAAAACGCCATTGCCAGAAACAGAGCCAGCTCCACCAATACCTGTTCCTTCTGCCGCTGTTGTTCCTCCATCTGATGAAATAAGTATTCCTGAACCAGATATAATGCCAAGCGTTCAGCGTGTATCGACTCAGGGCACTCAACCTCCTGCACTAACTGGACTCCAAGTTCAGCCAGTAGCGGCAGCTGCTCAAACACCTGCATTAGCTGGAATGGAAGCTCCAGTTGATAAGTGGTGGCTACAAAATCAGCCAAAAGAAGTAACTCAGCCAAGGAAAACTGATGATATTGTATTTGAGCCATCACAACAATCCGTAGCTGAACAGGCAGCAATAGATTTATCAAAGAGTAGCGATTACAATTATTTGGTTACGGCAGAAAAAGATTCAAGAAATCGCTGGGTTCTTAAACAGCAAGACAATAGCGCAAATGTTGCAAAACTAGCTGCTGATGCAGAAAGACTTGGAATAGATAAACAAAAATTAATTATAGACCAAGCTAATGCACAAATACAGGCTAAAAAAGCCGAAGATGAAAGAATAAAAAACGAAACAGAGAAACTAAAGGCTGACAAGGCAGCATTCAATACGCTTAAAAATAGCGTTAACAATGAATCTGTTAAACTATTTCAGATTGACCAAGCAATTGATGAAATTGAGTCTGATCCTAGTATTGTTGGAATAATGACAGACTATTATCTTGGAAAAGAAAAAATGCCTCTTTCTCCAATAACATATAAAGAAGCTGCAATGATAGCTGAGAAACTTGGATATAAGGATATTGCAGAAAAGGCTCAAAAGGTTAAAAATATCTCTAACCGAATTGCTTCAATTGGAAGTAATATTGGATGGTCGATATTTAGGGAAATGAAAACATTGTCTCCAACTGGCACTGCTGGAGTTGGATCACTTACTGAGGGTGAAAGGCAATCTCTGGAACAAACTCAAGGCCCACTTGATATAACATCATCTCCAGATTTAATACTTGAAACGCTTTACAATTTAAAGAATGGAACAACAAAAACAATTGTAAACGCATCTAAAGAAATCAAACAAATTGATCCAGCTTTTAAGATGCCAATAATGAGTCCTTTGAGAATTACTAAATCAGATAAAGATTTGTATAATAAGATTCAACAGGCAGCGGAAAAAGCAACTGATAAAGCTAAGAAAACTGAAAATTATCTTAATGCGATGCAGAAAAAAGAAATGCTAGAAAATCAAGCAATCCGAATCAAGGAGTTTAATCAAATGCTTGCTGAGATGCAGGCTCTATAAAATCAATGACACTAGAGGAAGCCGCTGAAAAAAAGTTAAAAGAGAGGACAGCAACCTCTCCTCTTCAAGATGTTGTATCTCCAGATAAAACAACTGAAGAAGAAAAAACGGATACCCTTAAAGAAGTAGATGCAGAACCTAAAACTGATTTAGCTGGACTTGGCAGTGCGGCATTGCGTGGTTTATCTGTTCCTGCTGCTCAAGCTGTGGTTGGTGGAATTTTTGGAGCAACGCTTGGCGGGCCTCCGGGAGCATTGATTGGTGCTGGTGCAGGGCCAATTGTTTTGGGGCTAACAGACCTCGCTACGGA